TGATGGTCGGCATGGGGAACCTCAGTTAAATTCAAATGGGCCGTCCTGACCAGCCAGTACTGGATCGACGGGTTTTTGCAGGAATGGGTTGTCGTATGTCCGCCAGGGTTTATTTCCGGCCCCAGACGGCATTGTGCCGGGCAACTGCATCTCGTTCGGCATAGTGGCACGGGATAGCAGCGTGTTGTAACCCGTTTTCGCCGTCAACTTTGTTTCGGCCATTAACTGCTTGCCGTAGGATGGCGCAATCTTAATCGCAAGATTTGTGATAATCGCCTCGTTTGCGCTGTCCGGGACTTCGGACGGCTCATCAAGGTCGCTGAACTGCGGACTGCCGGGAATAGGATAGCCAAGGCGGATTCCTTTTCCGTTCCACTCGGCCATCATCGCATCAAGCCTTCCGAGCGCAGACTGTAGTTGCTCGGGCTGGAGGTCAAATACATAGGACGCAAGGCCGATTTCTTCAAAGGCCGCTGTTACAAATTGGCGCTTGCTGTATCCCATTATTTCACCTCAATGGCTTCCTGAATCCGTTGCAATAGTACACGATCTGAAGTTCGCCCATCGAATTTCAAACCAATTTCCTCGGCTTTTGCTTCCAATTCTTGGCGGGTCGGCGGCGCATCATCCGCAACATGGTCAATAACGGGTTCAGGAGCCGCTACAGGCGTTTCTTTTACGATTAGCCTATGGTTGATTCCGTCAATGGGTTTGGACGGCTTACGCGGCTTTTTCCAGCCTTTTGGCTTGCGGAATTTTGCGCGTTTCTTTTGGTTGGCAGAATCCCCGGCTTTTTCAATCGCCTGAATTACCGTTTCGCTCCATCCTGCCGAAATCTTGGCGTCAAACTCATCCTGATTTAAGACATGAGCGATTTCGTAGGTTTTTGATCCGCGCAGCTTAGAGCCTGGGGAGCGATAAACAAATCCGGGATAAATCATTTTTTTCCTTTGCTTTTGCGTGCGACTGATAATGCAATGGCCACAGCTTGTTTCTGCGGTTTACCGGCCTTCATTTCCGTAGCGATGTTCTTGCTGACGGTTTTCTGACTATATCCTTTTTTGATGGGCATTATCGTATCCATTAAAAAAGAGGGGCCGAAGCCCCTCCGGTGTTGTAAGTTATTGATTAAAAAGCAAAATCCCTGACATTTCCGGGTTCTTGTTCACCACACCGTACAGCGTATCCAGACGGTATTTAATCGTCATGGAGTCGATGTCATAGAACTTCTGCATAACCACTTCGATGCCCTGATCGGTGGTAGCACGCATTACTGCGGTGCCAGCATCGGTCGGAACGGCGTAGCGGCCCGGCAAAATTTCCAGAGAGTCTTTCTGCCAGAATACATTGGTTGCGGCAGCGTTGACATTGAGCCAGGTGATAGCAGCAGCGGCAGCCGGGGTGACGATGGTGTTCTGATACTGAGCTTCCGCATCGGAACTGCCCTGATTGCTAATGATCGGGGGCGTAATAACCAAAGTAACACCGCCAGCAGGAACGCTTACCACGCGGAAGGTTTTATCCTGTCCGGTGGACTGCTTGGTGATGTGATGCACAGCCTCAACGCCGTCAATAGTGAAGGCATCGCCAGCCACAACACCGACCGAGTTAGACACGGTGATGGTTTGGAAGCGGTTGTCCACATTGGCGGTTTCGCCAGTCACGGCGGTCGAAGTTGCAACCGGAACATAGTAGTTACCAGCAGCAACCTGGGTGTCGATGGTCGTAACACCACCAGCAGCAGCCGTTACGCGGTTGTTGTAGTCCAGTTTGAAGGTTTCGAAACCGGCCACCATACCAACAAAGGAACGCTCGTAAGCGTTGTTGGATTTAGCGCCTTGGAACGAGCGAGCCTGAGCGTTGGCAATGTTACCTGCCAGACCGTTGTAATCACGGCTAGACAACGCCATGAAGCGGTCATTGGTGGGAACGCCTTGCTCATTCATAATCGAGTCGCACAGGGCCACATCGTCATAATCGCCAGCAGCACCTGCTACGGTCACAACCAAAGAACCGAGGTTCGATGCGGTGGTCATAATCGAGGTGTTGATGTCGGAGGCCAGCTTTTGCTTGGCGGAATCACCCAGACGGCCTTCTTGCAGCGCATCACGCAGGTCGAGGGTCGTCATCGTCCACGGCACGGTACGGCTGTTGCCCAGGGTAGCCGGAACAGACAATTGAGTCATGTTCTGGTAGCTGGCCAGCGCAGTGCCGGGAGTGGAAGACACAGATTGGGCGATATACGGTTGCGGACGCCAAATAATGTCGTTGGTACGAGCCATCATCGTTTGGTCAGTGTTGTAGATATTGACATTACGGGACAGCACCAGCGCATCATTGAAGCCCTCGAGCAGGTTTTCGAACGCTACGCGTTCTTCTTTAGAAAAAGAGTTTGCCATGATATTTACCTTTCAAATTAAGTTTTGCGCTTCTGCTGTTTATAGGCCACCACTTTAGTGTAGTTGCCTGTTTTCTCAGCATCGGCACGAAGTCGTTCAAGAGTTGAGTCAACCGCGCCAGAGGATCGGCCAGTACCTGACACGGTCTTTTCCGGCGGCGGGGCCGCTTTGCGATTCGTCACTTTAATTTCCTTTTCAAGATCAGATAAAGCATAAGCGAAGTACAGCGGGTCTTTGATGGACGCAAGTTCTTTCGCCTTTGCTGGGTTTTTTCCGAGCGCATATACGACTTGTGCGGGGTTTTTTGCGCAATGCACAATATAACCCTGCTGATCGGTGGTGAAAATCTCCTGCGCTAATGCTTCCGCATCATCGTAGTCCCGAACCTTCAGCTCGGCTTTCGCCTTGCCGTAGCCGTCTAGCTTTGATTCCCATGCTTTACGGTTCGCCATCTCAGCGTACTTTTCTCGTTCAGCAAGTTCGTCAATCTGACGCTTTTGGTCGAACCACGCTGTTAGCGCATTTTCGTACCGATCTGTGTCGTAATCGCTATCCTCGAGGGTTGGTTTTCTGCCTAATTGGACTGGCTTGGTCTCAGTCGTTTGCAGGCGTGCTTCCAATTCCCGAATCCGGCGCTCTTTTTCGCGGTTCGCTTTACGCAAATCGCGCACCCATTCAGGCGCTCTCTCTTGCTCGTGAGGCGGCGTTTCCTCACCGATGGAGATCTGAACCTCATCTTGCTCAGCTTCGGGTTCATCAACGGTATTTGGCTCGTTGATTACTTCTTCTTCTGGCGCGACTTCAGTTTCAATAACCTCTACATCTTCTGCCGTTTCTTCCATTTTTTTCCCCTTAACTCACCCATTGAACGGTGGGTGGAAACCGTTGATGCAAATAATAGTCAAAATTCTCGTGCTGTCAATTATCGCCCTTCAATAACAGGCATCCAGCCTTGGCTTCTAACGGCACGATCACGAATAGCCAAATCATAATCCGTAAAGTCGGACCCGTAGAATAATTTATCCGCCGTGGTGTAAATCATTCCATTCGGGGTTTGACGCATCCACATTGATTGAGCAAATTCAGACGGGACAGCATTTTGCTGCATGGCTCTGATATTCGCATTATACGCTTGCTCATCAGTCTCAATACCCGACGGGAATTGATATTTAACCGGGCCTTGACGCATCATCCGGTAATATGGATCGCTCCCCATAACATCTTGGGCGTATTGCGATTGCTCGGCAGGCGTCATGTAGATATTACGAGCCACTCTTGGTTGAGTGGCCGATTGGATAAGGTCATATTCGGTCGGCATGGTTTATTCCCTTGTTGGAGATAGCAAGGTTTCAAGTTCATTGCGTAACCTTGAAATTTCGGCACGGCTTTTAGCCTCTCCTATTTTGTTCACAAGCGGGTACAGTTCTGCCGGTTGTGTCCCTTTTGCGTTTTTGAGCATAAACATTTCTGCGTCTTGCGTTGCCTTTGCTCTTTCCGCAAGAAACTTTTTCCCCTGTCCTGCTGGCATCTTTTTAACCAACTCTGGGAAAGTTGACCTAATAGCACTAATCCCTTCTTCTACGCTCGAACTGGATGGGTCGATATAAAGATCATTTCCGCCATAACGGTTTGCGTGATCCGCAATCCTGACGCGCATAACACGGCCATCTGGATGTCCGATTGTTAAATACTGCGATCCCCATGCCGGGCTTCTCTCAAACGCAACATCAAGACCAGAAGCGTTCGCTAGGTTGTAAATATCATCTGACACATTTTGTGCGTGTTGTGCATTTTTAATGAATGTTTTTCTCGCCACACTCAACGCAGGGGCTTTCTCTCCGAATCGACCGGATTTAGCCGCAAATTCTCCTGGCTTCCACGGTTGCAATCCGGTAGGTACTTCATTGCGTTCAAGGATGCGCGGGAGTTGATCGTCGAATAGGACGAAGTTGGATGTGCCTTGCCCTGCTCCGCGTGATCCACCGTCTAGGTAGCGGATGCCGGGGATGCCAGCCTGTTGCATATACCTCTCGCCTATCATTTCCTTTATGTCTTTTCCGGGCAAGAAGTCTTGTAGCGGATAATCCTTGAATAATT